GAACCATCAGAAGTCATTACAACATTTCCACTAGCATATGGACCACCAACAGGGTCTATGATAAATGGAGATGATACAAATTTAGTAGCTAAACCTCCTCCTGAAGATGAACCAACCGGAATACTCAAATCATTTGTTGAAGCTGCGGCTGCTGGAGTTACCCAATCTACACCACTAGTTGTGCTGCTATCCGCTGTTAATACCTTCCCGTCTGAACCTATAGCTACTCGTATTGCTGTATCTGAACCTGTGCCTACTGCTAAATCACCTTTAGCGTTCCATAAAGTATCTGTTCCTATTAGTGTTGCGGTTCCTGCTGTAAGTGTACCTGATACGTGTAAATCATTTGATGTAAATACTTTACCGTTAGAAGCTAATATTTCCACTCTTTTAGTGTTATTAGTTCCAAACTTTAAATTATTACTAGTTTGTGTAGCCCATATGTATGATTCGGTCGTTGCGTTATTATGTCCTACTTGTAAAACTTGGTCATTGTCATAATTGTAAACATCTATACCTGATGTGGTTTGTGAAGAACCAGAAGCTCTTGCAGTAAAACTGTAACCGGCACTACCGGATACCATTAGATTATTCGTATTTTTTCGGAATTCAAAAAATTCTACACCACCGAAATCACTACCTCCGTCATTAAACTGAACCATCCTGTCAGTTCCACCAACAATACCTGTAGCAGAAGTCTTATTTGTCCAAGTTGGGTTAGCACTTCCCCCGTTAGTTGTTAATACTTGTCCGCTAGTACCTGCATTCAAATTAACAAATTCACTGCCATTATAATAAAGAACTGCACCTTGTGCAATTCCAGAAACGTTAACATCATCTAAACCAGCAAAAGTTTCGGAACCCGCAATCTGTTTAATTGTGGTTCTTCCTACACCCATTATCTTTCTTGTTGCTGGCATTTGTTCTCCTAGATATAATATAGACTACATCTATAAAAAAAGGTTTGGGAGTTTTGAATGGACTCCCAGAACCATTTTAGGTTAATTACGCTTAACCTGTTGCGCCGTTGATACAGATAATACCAGTATCTGGTCTGGTAATTTTTAATCCATATCTCATTGACATATAAGAACCGACAATTCCGAATCCCGGATTTGCCTCTTCTACAGTCAAAGCTCGTCTTTCGACGTAGTGAGCTGGTTTGACGCTCATATCGAAAATTCCGAATCTGGTTTGTGGTACATATGCATTAACCAAAACGTTTAATCCATATAAACTACCGACAAGTCCAGTTCCTAAAGTTCCGCCGAACGGTTGAGTTTCCTCAACTATGTGACCAGTTCCTATGTTACTGGCACCAAGTGCTACTTGGAAATCTGCCAAATCTAATAAAGACTTGTAGTGAGCTGGAGATATCACGACTGTGTCTGCGTTATATCCAGTTGCACCAATTAGCTTTATTGCGTTGGTTAAATCTGCAAGTTGAACTGTTCCTGCTGTGTTACTTCCTGCACGGACGTAGTGGGATGCTGTCAATAGGGAATCATCTGCATTTGCATACGGATAAATTCTTCCTGAGTTGACTGTTCCACCTGATGCAATGAATCCACCGTAGACGTTGCTGCTGAAGTCAGTTAGACTTGATGCACCAGCTTCTGCTGTGTCTTCAGTTATGTTTGCACCGGATAATCCAGTGTTGAAAGTTGCGTCATACATACCGAAAATCATTTTCACAACGTGTTGTGTCATATGTCTTTCGACTGCTTTACGTGCCTCGTTGAGTGCCATTTCAACTTCGTTGAAACGGGAATCCTCAATCATTCTGCGAGTTACACCGACTGCTATTCCATATTCCTTCACAGAAACACGCTCGGAGCGCATTTTCGTGTGTTGGTATTTTGGAGTGCTTCCTTCGTCGATTTCTTCCATAACCATTGATGGAAGAGCGAAGGTCAAGTCAATGTTTCCTCCAGTGTCTGTGCTCATTGGTTCACAAAACATTTGTAGTGCAGGTAAGTCAGTTACTCTGTAGTCTTGAATTACATCTTTGTAATCAATAAGAACTCTCTCTCCTGTACCACCAGTGTTTGCGTATGAACCAGTGTTTGCCGATGTCAATACACCGGGTTGTGCTGTTACTCCTGTTACCGCCATTTAATCACCTTATACTATTTGTACCTTTGTTAGACCGGCTGTAGCTGACCCTGTTTCCAGAGCGATTGCCAAAACTTGTCCTTGGTGGGTGCCGTTTGTTTTCTCAACAAGCATTCCTGCTAAGGAAGCGCCTACTGCGCAAACAAGTTCGTCACCAATTGCGATATTAGAACCACTTGTAAATGCGTTTAGTTGAATACCTTTTCCTGATATTACATTACATATGCCGTTTTCGGTTGCTGCAGTCAATGCGACTCCTAGCATTTTGTTACCAGAAACTGCTACGTGGTCAACTTTTCCGTCGGTTGCAATTGTTACTGCTTTACCGGCGGCGATTGTTGAGCCAGCAATGTAAGGTAGTATACGGGCGGGTGCTCCACCATCATTTACTAATATTTCTGTTGCCATATCTATCACCTATTTATTTTTTATTAAAAACGATTCTACCGTTTTTATCCATCGAGAACATACGTTCTCTCTCTGGCACCTCTGTTTCCACAGGTGCTTCGCTTGCTTCGTGTGCCTTTCCTTTCCCGAATGACCTTTCGGTTTCCTCAGGAACTGGCACTGCCTCTAGGGCCGCATTGAATCCAGAAAGTTTGACTTCGTCCCAATCTTTCAATTCTTCAAAACGTACTTCTTTCTTTTCTTCCTCTAAGGTTTTTAGAACCACTTGTCTATCAATGATAGCATTAACTAATTCTTTCTTTCTTAGAGCTGCAGCTTCGTTTGCACGTTTAGCTTCCATCTCTTCGAAATCGGAAATAGCTTTTGTAGCGGACTCATATTTTCCTTGAAGGTCCTTATAGTTAGAAGTCATCTCGTCAAGTTGAGTCTTGATTGATGCGAACTCTCTCTCTGTAATTACTTCGGCCTCTGATTTTACAACTTCTTCTGACATTGTATCATCCTCGCTAACTGTCCCGTCTTCGGGATTTTGCCCACAAGTAGTGTCTCCACTAGAACAAGAGTCACAACAAGGTTCTTCTTGTTCCACTTGTACTTCCTCTTGTGAGTCACACTTCGTTTCAATTGTACATTCGTCACAAACTGGGTCTGCAACTACATTATCAATAAAAGAAACCTCAACAGGACGAATGCTTGTCGCAAACGTGTCACCCATTACATCAATATCTTTTGAAAACCAATCGATACTAACGTTAGTAACATCCCCATCTTGCATCTTTTTTATTATTTCCTTTCCTCTTTCACTGTTAGAAACCTGCGCTAGCATACCTACCGCAATTTTTCCGTCGTCCATTTCTTTAATCTCAGGATTTATTGCAGTTCCGATTAAATCGTCCTGCGTCCTCTGATGATTAACGTAAATAGGAAGCTCTGTAAAACTTTCTATATTACTCTTAAGGATGCTTGGCTCTATATAAACCTTCTCCTCCGAGCCATCTTCTGTGTATTTATGTTCCCCTGAAGTTATTGCCAAGACTGGGAACTCCCATATATTCTTCTCTTCATTGAATTGTTCGGGAAATGCGTCAGCACTTAATGTCATATCCATAGCAAAAGCTCTACGCTTTTCATCTAGTGTTTGGTCTACACTGAATTGACGAGGTGTTTCCTCATCATCAGCGAATCTTACTGCACACATTGATGCTGCCATTCCATCTGGATTTTCCATTCCACGCTTTTTCAAACGCGGAGCTAACTCATTTACACACGATGTATAATTACTCATTTTCTCTATCTCCTGTCGCGTTTGCGGCTGGTTGATTGCCCCTGTTTTCGGTTCGTTCGGATTCTTCTGTCTTGTCTTGGTCTTTTCCTCCCGAAACGTTTACATTCTTAGCAGTTGGGCGGATTTCTTCTATTCCTTCTGGGTCAAGCCCTCTCTCTGCTCTTACCTCACCGGGTGAAAGAACTCCTTCTGCTAAGTAAATCATATCAGTCTTTGCTTTGGTAAATGCTGCGTCTACGTTTATTTGTCTAAACTTAAACTTTGCATTATCACTTATTTGTGGTAGCAATTGTGAATTCAAAGCGTCTTCAACTGATTTCTGTAAATATCCTACGTATGGTTCAAATATTGGTTTTGCTTGTTCTGGTTCTGTGAACATAGTTATTGGTACTTTCAATGCTGTGTGTATTTTCATTGCAATATCATCAAAGTATTTACCATACTCAAATGCTCTGTCAGCACCATTCATTTCCGTAATTTGAATATCGTTACCGTGAATTATATCTTCACCGGGTTCTAATGAATTAAATGTTTCTACTATCTCATTAATCTTATCTGGTCCGTATGGCATATCTGGTAAACCACAACTAATATCATATCTACTGTTAGCATACTTGTTTAATGCTGCTCCCACATCTCTTTCTGCGTAGTCTTTTAAATCTACTAGATATAATACAGTATGAACATCTGATAAACCGTAAGCATAATCATCAAAAGGATTGTTTTTCAATTCGATAATTTCATCTGCTTCAAATCTAACACTGTCTTCATCAGCTCCTAATTCTTGATAATAATATTTAACTTGGCCACTCTCATCTCTCATCACATACATATTTTGCGAAGACCGTAGTATAACATTGTCACCAGTCCATTCTAAATATCCTGTACCAAAAATTCTAGCGTTTCTTAAATAACTATATAATATTAATTCTAGACCAATGTTACTAAATAATTCTTCTATACGTTCTCTTTCTTCTTCATCATCAGTAACAATGTCGTACCCATCTTTAGTAGCGTATAAACAAGGTAAGTCAATAAGTGTTCTAATTAAAGGGTCAGAAAGGTAAACTTCCATATATCTTCTGTTGTTACCTATCTGCGGTTCGTAATTCCTACCTGCGTAATTTGCAGATAATTTAATTCTTTTGATAGCTCCTGCTCCATAACTTCGAGGTTCGTCCTTTTTGTAAGGAGGGTTACTGCCTTTAGTGGCAAAACTGCGCCTATTCCACGGCAAATAATCTGAGAGAGCCATTGCTACCAATTGTAATATGGTTTATATATCTATAAAAAGTTTGCCCCTAAAAGCCCCTTGGAGCTCTTTTAAAATGCATAGAACGGTTGTTTCTGCGCCGCGTTGTTGCGAAATGATTAGCATTAGCTCTAGCCCTTGGATTACGTGTTCCAAGTGTTACATTGCTGAAGTTTGCTTCTCCCGGAAGCATTGATAATGAACCGTGTATTCCTAAGACTGCACTATCACAATAATCGTCGTGTTTACCTTTTGGGGCTGCAATCTTTTCTGTTTTATTTGTTGTATCCATTATGTATTCTATTTCACAATGTTGTCTATACCACTTACCAATTAGCTTGGAGGCTTCCCCCGTCTGAAGCTCAGGGTCTGGTAGTTTAATTTTATTCTGTTGGAGAAATGAAACAAAGTCTCTGTAGACTTGCCCTTTGCTTCCACGGGCTCCCCCTGTAAAAATGAATGGTATAAATTGGATACTGGTTGAAATACAATCCATCCGTAATTCTGATTCAAACGCCCCACCAATCCCCGTAGCATCCAAGACAAGACGAACAGCAGAAAATGACTTCGCCACTTCCATAATTCTTCTGCGCTGATAGGGGATATCGTGTCCACCTGTCTTAGGACCAATTTCTTCCAAGTAGACAAGGCGTGCAATATTTCCGTCTGCAAGCTTTTCGGTTCTCCAAACAGAAATAACAGTGCTATTGACAGATTTACCGATATCGACAGACACAACATTATTGTTACCAACTTCGACTCCAGCGTCCAAGTCTTCTCGTGTAAATAACTGATAGGGTTCAAAACTACCTCTTAGAAGTTTCGGATTAAAAACGCTCGACACGCTTTCAACAAACTGACATTCATATTCGGTCCGCCAGTATATAGAGTCTTCGCCCCACTCTAGCATTTTATCTAGCATATCCTGTTCGGTATATGGAGATGTGTATGCTTCTCCTTTTATAATGGCATCTGCCCAAGTAAAGTGTAGCCTCTTGAAAGTATCGGAATACGCTTCATCGTATAAATACCTGTACATATGGTTCTCTTTGCTTTTCGGGGTTCCCAAGTTTATAAATGGTGCTTTATTCGCTATTATAGAAGGCTCAACATTGTCAACAAAAAGCTCATCTGCAATCAATGGACTCTCGTCTACAACTAAAAATGTCGGGTGCTGTCCACGTATAGCTTGCCCCTGATTTGTCGGGGATATAGGTGCTCTTCGTAATACTGTCCCACCTTTCATATTTATGCTAGGTTTGTTGTGTAATCTGTAATTTCCTATCAGACCATCTAAGAATGCATTGTCTTGATAGTGTCTTAACACATAATTAAAAATTAAAGAACATTGGTCTTCCGTAGGTGCAATAATAAACACAAGGTCTCTGAACCTTTTAAAAAACATATAGATAACTACAGCTACAGATAAAGCCCAAGATTTACCACTACCACGGGGAGCTAAGATAGCCATCTTACGATGTTTACCTTTTTCACCATTAGGGTAAGTTAAAGCATTGACAATAATATCCATCTGTAGTGGTCTTAGCCGTAACGGTCTTTGTTCTGCGTCAACTAAATACGTAGCACAAAAATTTCTGACAAGTTCATACATCTTCCTTTTGTCACAGCGTATGCGCTCAAAATAAATTTCTAATTGCTTAGAATCAAATTTATTCTTACCTGCTATCGCTTTCTTCAGTGCCTTCGTCTCGTTCTTCACTTGCATCTAAATCACCTAAAAAATCCATAAATGCTTCTGACTTTGTTTCTATGACAGAAGGTATCTCAATATTAAGAGCACGGAACTCAGTATGGATATCCCTAACAATCTGGTTCCTTTCTCGCAATAGCTTTGTTCGTAAGTCAATATTCCGAATATGTAAAAGAATTTCTTCCCAAAGCACGTCTTCAATTGCAAGATTTCTCGATAACAAGATGACAAGCTCTTTGTGACGTTCATATTCACCTTCTCCCACACGTTGTCGTAATCGCGTTTCATACTCCTCAACTTTATCTTCCATTCACCACTTCACTTTGTTAGCCCAATATGCGGCTGACATTTTCCCTTTCTTTATATTCTTTGCGTGTCTAGCTTTGAAAGACTTCCGTCTAGCCTTTTGCCTTGCAGATTCTCCTTTCTTAGGTTTACCTGCTGTCTTAACACCTTGTTGTCCAAATCTAATCAGTTTTGTTTTATCGCCTTCCTTGGCAACAACCACGTGTGACTTCTTAGGGTGATTCGGAGTTCTCTTTGGTTTGTTATAACCTGATACTCCTGCTCTTGCTAATTTTGGGTCTTTCTTCTTCGCCATTATTTACCTCTCTGTTTCCTTGCTATTCCTTGTGCTTTCTTTGAAAGCTCGCCGTAATGAAATACTCTTTTAGAAGACTTGGTATGTGTTTTACCTGAATGTATCTGACCATTAGGCATTCTGTGTACTCCACCTTTAAACACAGTTCCGTCTTTATTATAATGCTTTCTCATTAGTATTTCCTCTTCATCTTTTTACTTTTCTTCTTTTTGTAAGCCATAGTTAAGACCTCCTTACAGCCTTTTTTATCTTTTTAGAATATTTAGCTCTGCTACCGACACCACCAGCTTTACGTTTCTTTCGATTTGTAGCTGCTTTCTGACTTGGTGTAAGTCTAGACCTAACATTCTTAGGTAGATAACGCCCTCTTTTTGATTTAGGTTTTTTTGCATCACTCTTTGTAACGTAGCCCCATTTTTGCTTACCCCATTTTTTTAGGGACTTTTGGGACTTCTTAAGAGCCATTAACGGTATCCCCCACCAGCCTTCTTATATGCTACAGCTAACATCTGTGCTTTTCTTGCAGACCATTGTCCGGGTGCACCGCCTTTACTTCCTGCTTTAATTCTTTGAAATAACCGTTTACGCATCGTCGGTTTAGTATAATTACCTGCCTCGTTTACTCTAGACTTTGCCTTCTTCTTCTTTTTAGGTGCCATACTTACTCCTACCTATTTCTTTTTTGCTGCAGCTTTTTTCTTAGCTGGTGCTTTCTTTTTTGCGGGTGCTTTCTTGGCTGGTGCCTTTTTAGCTGGTTTAACGACTGGTGCGGGTGCTGGTTTGTATAATTCAATATCTAAACCCCAATCGTATTGTGTGCCGCAAATCGGACAAAGACCTTCTTGAAAAGTTCTCCAGTGCGCCTTAATATCGGCTTCACTAAATTCTGCACAACAATTATTGTTAGGACATTTTAACATAACTTTATAATCGCGTCAACACCTTATAAAACTTTTCCTACTTCAGATTAGATTTACATTGGGAACAATATATTCTGCCGTCGTATGTGTAGCCTACAGCTCTAGAACCACATACGCGACAATTCATATTTACTTCTTGCTCTCCATCTTATGTTCTTGCTCTTGTGCTTTAGTTTCAATCATCTGTGCTTGCTCTTGAGCTTTAGCATTATAATCGATAACTGACTGTGCTTTCATTTTATAGAACGCAGTCTTCTCTGCTTGTTCTTGTTTCCAAACGTCTAAGGCATCTTTGATGATTAGAAGGGCTGGCCCACCTAATATAGCTATCAAAGTTGTATACCCTTCAATTTGTTCAAGAACAGAATCGTCTTGCAATCCGCTGTGTATAACGAAACCTGCAAAACCGACCCAGAGTAAAACTAAAGGCACTGCTATCATAAACATAAATATGTCGTTGAAAGTTATTCCTTCGCTTGCTGTGTCTTTACTCATTGTCTTAGTCCTCCTTGGTATTTTTGTCTTGCTCACAAGTTTTTGTACAATAGCAATTAATATCATTAGTACAATAATCATACCCAGAGAAGCAGAAGCAACCGCTAACATTTCTAATAACGTTGTCAGCCATTCTGTCATTCCTCCTCACCTGCGTAGTTATCTTTGAATTCATCATTAACCACTTCTTTAATCATTGCTTTTAAATCGTCCATATCTGAAATTATTTTAGCTAACATATTTGTAAGAACCAGCATCTGTTGTGCCTTCATTCTTCCTCCAATCTGAAAGCTTCATCTTCGTCGCTGTAGTAAGGATAATTTGTAATACTTGTGACGTATTCGTATTCTCCTGTGTTATTCCAATCAGCTAAGAAACTTGCATAAAAATAATAAACTCCGTCCGTATGATTATCGAACGTTTCTTCATATGGTTCAGCTCCTGAACTTAACCAATGAGTATCTTCAACCCACCCTGACACATTAAAGAAATGTTGCCCATACACGAAGGTGTCATACATCAAGGTCGTTTCGTTTCCCTCTCCGTCAACGAAAAAGTGACCCACGTCATAATACACCAGCACAGGTAGAGGCTCGTCAGAGTCATCACAATTAGTGTCCATATCGACATAAATATCTAAAGTATTGTACTCCCTCGAATAATTACCATATTCTAATCCGCTCCAAAGAACTAACTGCGTATGGTTACAATGGTTCTCTTCGTGTTCATAATCACAAGAGCCATCGTCTTCAGTTGCTCTGTCGTTAAAGTTGTTGGCATCGATGTCCATACATCCATAAACTGTTTCATTGGTTTGGGT